CGGCGTGTCGCCACTTTTGGAGATCACCACCGAATCCACATCCTACATCCAAAATACTGTCGCCTTCGCGGGTAGCCGATTGGATGAGGAGACGCTTAGACTCGTTATGATACTTACGTATCTCCTCCATTTAACTTATATTATCGTTTCTTTTTTAATTAGATTTATAACCGAGACTTTATTCTCGGTACCGGGCGTCATATCATTACAAACCCGATATCCTTAGGTTTAATTTCTTCATTAATTTTCCAATTCCAAAGATAATAATGGTTACACCCCGTACCTTCCATGAATTTATGGTCGCGGAGTTCTTCTTCGTATACACCTGTATTAATACAATTATATACATCAAACCCACGGTTACGCGCCATTATTATAGCATCTTTTAAACAATTCCCTACGTTATAAAATGTATACGCTTGTTTTATGGTTTCACCACTCGATTTATGTACATAATCTAGGCTATAAAATGTGGTAAATTGTTCCTTTTCATCGCTCAGGTACGTGTACACGGTATCTTTACGTGGAAGAATCCAATGTCTAACGTAAGATTCATCGATATTAAGTGAAAGTTTAAACTTTTTTAAATGTTCTTGTAACATTTTTGTAACCCGAGGTATATCATTTTCATTCATTTCCCTAAACTGTGACGTACCTAAAATGAGATGTGCTTGTTCTCTTGCGTCAGAAAACCTCATACGGTTTAATTTTTTGACGTTTATGAGTCTATGCCAATATGTGACTTTAGCGATGGGTGTAGGTAAATGTTTTACGACTGTATATATAGCCTGCCATCTATTTTGTAAATTCATACGCCTTTTGAGTTCGCCTATAAGCATAGGTGTAAATTTTGTATCTCTAAGATGTTTTGAAACGCATAAAAAATTTATTTGGAGCATTTGAATTATTTTTTTATTAACACAAACGTCTAAAGGTATACCTGATATAAAAGCAATAAGTTTATCACTTTCTTTTTCCCGGATAGCAAGGTTCCAATCATCTCTGTACCCCGGTGGGTATAGTGTCCATTTAATTAATTCTTTAGAGTACATAAATTCGAAAAAATCATCTTGTATATAATTCTCTTTTAAAAATTCACAGAGTTCATCTACAGTACACGAACTCCATTCATATCCTTCGGGTAACGGGTTTTTTTCATACCTAAGTTCTCTCGATGAATTTATTTCTCCATCATTTTTAAAAACAACTTTATCTTGAGGAACAGGTTGTTTATCCCAGAATTCGTGCATTATATTACATATAATACACTTAAAGTTTTTAAGCTTTGTTATTATATAAAACAATGTCAACTCTTGAACAAGATTACACGACCGTCCCGGGTCAATTATACGCATGCCTTTCCGTCATAGGACCGGAAGCACCCCAAAAGAATGATAAGTTTGGAATTAAGATTCGGGGTGCATTTAATTCTAGAGATGAGGCTGCATCACACGCTAAGCGTCTTCAAAAAGAAGATGCAACGTTTGATATTTACGTTGTTGACATGTATAAATGGTTGTTAATCCCACCTGATCCGACAAAGATCGAAGACGTTCACTATTCGAATGAAAAACTCGAAGAACTTATGTCTGGATACAAAGAAAATCAAGCACAAGCGGCACACATGTTTGCGGAACGTAAACGCGATATGGTCGAAAGTGCACCAACTTTTACGAAACCAGGTGATGAAAACTCGAAGTATTATACGAAACCGGATGAACCACCAATTAGTCATCCAGCTGAAGTTCTCGAACGTCTCCAAAAGGAAAAACCGGACACACCAATGGAGGAACTTGTTAAAGAAGCGGACGCCATGGTTGCTAAGGAAATCGAGGAAAGAAAGGAAAAACGTGAAGCTGAGGCAAAAGTAGCTCTTGAAAAAGAGGCGACTGAGAAGGGGTTCAATTCAGTTGAAGCAATGCAAAAGTTTGAAAAGGAAAAGTCTGAGTCGTCTACAGAAGCTCAGGATACCAAGGGTGAAGGGGAAGTCGAGGAAGGTGAAGAGGTAGAATCTAAATAAATTTGTTATATAAATGTAAGAATGTTGAGTATTATACTAAATATAATCACCATAATTATTGTTTTAGCCATGGTCGGTTTATTTTTACGATTGTATGAAGATCGAAAAAGTAAATCGGGTACTGAAAATGTGAGTGCGTCCGATGTCGCACAAGATATACTAAAAGACCCACTCGTTGTAAGTCGTGCATATTTTACCGGATCTAAAATTGGTCCTATCGGTGATTTTGAAGGACAACAAACGTCACCTGAACATTTGTGGGTTAGAGGTAAACCTATCCAGGTCTAAGGATGACCGGTTGCATAGTCTTACCCATAAAAAATCCTAAAATAAAGGATACAAAAATAATAATGTAAGCCGTTTTATCTAAATTTGTGAATATATCTTCTTTTTGTGTCTGCTGTGAATATGGTTCATAATACGGTTGTGGTGGTGGAAAATAATACTGTTCATTATTTTCCGGCTCCGTTTCGTCCGGTTTCTGATCTTCTTCTTTACTCATAAAATCATCCGGATTATAGTTTATAGGTGTACCAACTTCAGCTTCCATTTATAAAATGTAAACCTATTTTTTTAAGCCTATTATTACTCATCATCTTCTTCATCTTCGTCAACAATAAATCCTTTTAAATTACCATTTTCATCCATATCACTATCATCATCTTCAAAATCGTCCTCGTCATCTGTTTGAAGAAGATCAATATCACTTTCTATTTCCGATTCGGTTTCATAATCATCGTCAGAAAAATCATCTTCTGGGAGATCTTCGAGTGGGTCTAAGCGTTCTGGAACCTTTGAGATCCTTCCTGAACGTGTACGTGTAGAAACAATTGCTTTTGTCATTATAAAGTAATGTATGTTTATTCTTTTAAATACATTACGCACTGTTAATAGTTTCATTTATTAAAATAAGGCTAAATTCAGCATTTATACTGTTCGCTAACGTGTCTATTTCTTCTATAACGCTCGTATCTGTAGAAACGGTGTATAATGCAAGTTCTCGTAAGTTTTCGAGTGCACGGTTTAATAACTTTTCTGAAACTTCTGTGTGCGATTTATATTCTATAGCCATGTTTATATTGGCTAAAAATTCTTTGTATAAAACTTCATTTAATCCCGAGTACGGCAAAGTTTCACGTATGAGTTTAGTTATATGTTTTGTACCTGTATCTTTTTTTATTAAAGATGATGCCAAATATACAACGAGTGCAATTAATATTACAGCTAACATTCTATAAAGTACTAACAATTTTATCTGTAAGATTATGTGCACGACATTTACATTTACACACCTGTTGTATATGACTCTTAAGTATACTGAATGAAATAGTCTCTTTACACGTGTCACATATTTCCTTTGTGTTTACAGTATATTTCTTAACACCTTCACGTTTGAGTGATTCTATGACGAACGTTTCTTTTTTAACGATATACTTTTTTATAAATCTTTCGAGTAAGTTCTGTTCTGGTTCTACATCAACTTTCTTTTTTGGTGTGTATATCTCAACTTTACCATCTTCGTAAAGAATATCTGTTATTTTTTTACTGAGTTGATGCCTCCTTCCCGAAAAATCTTTACAAAATCCATATCGTCTTAGTACATTAGTAGTCGAAAAACACTTCTGTGCTATAGTATCACCTATTATATGAAACCATACGTGGTTGGAATTGTGATTACATCTTTTATTTTCACAATATTTAGAATTTGTCGAGACCAGAAACTGTTTGTTATATTTAAACATTTTAGTGATTGATGCGGTAGTTTGTCCTTCTACATTTTTACGAACAAATGCTTCGACGAGTAAAAGAGCCTCTTGGTCCTTGAACTCGTTTTTAGTTTGTAATGTTGTAAATGTAGCTTCTTTGTGAGTTCCTTCTATAATAACCGGTTCCATACTTTGTGTACGTAACGTTGCCATGTGTAATATATCGACGGATGGTTTTTGTTCAGTCTTTTGTAATGTAGACGAAGGACCGTGCTTGTATATAAATATGGGTAAATATTCACTTTGTGTTTCTTTACCTGTGTTATTACATAACTCACACCCCTGACCGGCACACGCTTCGTGTTTTCCTTTTTTATGTGACCACGGCATACGGAACCCACTTCCTTTCGTATTACGTGAATTATTACCATATACCGAAATATCAACAATATCCTTCCAATCACGTGATCCATACGCTAAGTTTAACGTATTTATAACATGTTCCCTGATACCCAATGCAGATGACCTGTTTACAACAAAACCTGGCCAGTTTATATGTATACCTGTTTTTATGAGTGTGTCTACGGGTTTAGGTTCAGCGACAGATATCAAAGCGTCTTTACCACCAAATTTTGAGACCTTGTCACATATCACTTTACATACACTCTTAATCTGTTCAAATGACATTTCTTCGTCATCTTTATAATCAAGATCCATGAAAAAGTTGTAATTTTCCGTTTTCTGTTCAACGACAAATATCTTTTCACCGGAGTTATATACTTCTACACATTTTTCGTAAAAGTCGTTCAATTTATCAAATGGCACGGAGAGGACACCACCGTCCATGAGCACATGTGATAAATCGGAGTTATTAGCAAAACCTTGGTCTTTACACCAACGTTTAAACATACTTACCTATTAATCTATTTATCTTTTTATACTGTTTATTCATCTTCATACTCGTGACGCCAAATAGAGCGTCTATATGAGACTTCTGGATAATTTTCTTCTTCTGATAAATTTTTCTTTAAAACGAGGAGTTCATAAACTTTATCCTCTTTATGTAATTCAACATACCTTTCTGCTCTTTCTGGTGTATACGCATGCCTTTCAATGAGAAGCTCGCGTATTTGGGATAAAATGTAGTTCTTAGACTTCATTATTTAATAGAGAAGGTTTTTCTATCGAGAGAAGTTACACACGCGTAAAATTCTGGATTGTTAAGTACGTTTTTAACAATGCGATCCCATTGTTTCTTAGTACTGAACTCTGAAAGCGTTTCAAAATTCATGAAATCGTTTTCATCATGTGTTCTCTTAATGGGCTGTTTCTGAATCTTACGGAGATTCATTTTCTGTTTTTCATCGTTAAACTTACGTATAAGTTCAGCCTGTTCCTGTATGGTATAGTTTACGAAAAACACGTAAACGTTATATTCGAGTTCTACTCCTGGACTTTCTGTTACTACAAATTTAAATTCTGTATATTCACCTTTTTTCAAAGAAACAACTCCTCTGGTTTCTTCTTCAAGTTCTCTCAAAGCACATCTAATGGGATTTGGAATCTCCCTTCGCCTGCACCCTCCGGTGACGAAAATCCAATCTTTAAATCTTCGATCCCGGACAGTGAGAAATCGTGGTTTATCACCTATAAAAGTGACGGGTACTGCAATTGCTTTATATTTTTTCATTGCTTATTTGCAAGTTATAATTGAATAAGATGATTATTCTGAAGATTCTTCTTCATCATCATCAACTTGGGTTTCAAAAACTTCCTCTTTTTCTGTTTCTACAACTGGTACAGATTTCACTTGCGGTGGTGCGCTGGATAAATGTGTCATGAGGTTTCCATAAAATCCCTTGACATTATCCATTTCTGATTTCGTTTTATTAAGTTCTCTGTACATGTACATTGTGGCAACAATACACATGAGCACGGCAACTATAGTCGCGGTATCGCGATCGAATGTAAACATTTTATATATAAAATTACGAGCTAATTTTTTAAGTTCCTATAATCGCACCCATGTGCGTTTTCTTTTCGGTTGGACACGGGTACCCCATTTTTCCAAATTGTATTTCCTGGTAATGACCTTCTTTGCACTCCGCATTTTGAGGAGGTTTTTCTGGTTTTTTACCAACTAAATGATCTAAAGTACCTGATTTTGGGTCATACGTTATAACAAAGATAAATGCTAAGAGAAAAATTAATTGCCAAAACATTTATAATAAATGGATAAATTAAATTAGTTGGAATACATCAAACCACCCATACCATTTTCGATACGGAGGATGTTGTAGTTGACGGCGTAGATTGTATTAGCGAACGACGTGTTATCGGAAACAAGTCTCGCGGAATCGAGTCTACTAAAGTTGAGCGAACCCGTTGGTTGAACCTTAGCCGTGTCGAGACAGAATGGAATCAATGTCAAATCATCGGATGTTTTTGTGGCACTGGAAACTACCCCGGCAGTTGTATGGTAATAGATTGGGACGGAAGTAAAGTGTGGGATAACGGTCTTCGCATCAGTAACATCCGTACCGTTAATTTGAAGTTTCAATTTATCGGCGGCGGTCATAGCATTTACAGCAACCAAATATTTCATTGGGTGATTGAAGTTGAGCTCTTGAGTCTTAGAGGCGGAGGCGATAGCTTTTTGTGTTTGTGTAATAAGCATGTTTTGTGGTGTGGAAGACAAAGCGGTACGCTCATCAGTGTCGAGGTGAATGAATTGAACGTAGACTTCCGCATCCTCTGTCTTTGTGGCACCCCACGTGATTCTCAATTCAACATCGTGATATTGAAGAGCAATCAATGGGATCGCCGACTGGGCATTTTCACAAAACGAAAACCTGAGTGGGTAGAACGTTTCACCAGAGTAAGTAGATTTAGAGTACGTTTGGTTCATAACGGTTGGTGCGAGAGTCGCAGAAAACTCATAATCTTGTTCGTCAATGACTTGTCCACCAATGAGAAGTTCAACCTTGGAAATTCTAGCGTCCCAGTTATTGATGTTACCACTTCTATTAGCGATGTAGACATACCCGACCATGTCGCCTTTTCTCTCAAATCTGACGGTCGACATACCGTTCGCGGTTGGGTTGCCCTGGATAACCTGTTTCTCAACAGTTTGGGCGAAATTTGTGTGACGTTTGTAGTTGGACCTGAAAAAAGAAACTTCAGGTTGGCCGACGAGATGCGCATCTTGGGCACCTACGGCAACGAGTTGGGCAATACCTCCAGACATATTTTATATTATACTAAGGTTTTATTTTTTTAACCTAGGCAAATCCAATCGCATTCATATAAATATTTCCATATAAATTCGATAAGGTCATAAGTGCATGTTTGTCTTGGGTAATTGAAACATCGGTCGTCATTGCATAAAAATTTACATTCGTCAACTCTTTCGAAATTTTTATATCACCTCCACTCGCGAGTATAGGCACGACAATTTGTGCACCTGTTATAAGATTTGAGAATACAAGATTTGAAACATCAGTTGTTGAAACGACGAGTGGTGCTGTACCATACGACTTTTCTCTTGCATCAATTGTTATCGTCCCTGAAGATATAGATGCAGAAATATCCGTATTGGTTAATTTTATGTTTTGTGATGTTGTATTACCTGATATTGTAATGTTACTTGCATCAACGTTTCCTGATGTAACAAGACCTCCAACTGTGATCACATTTGAAGTTACATTTGAACCCACTGCAGAACTTACCGTATCATCTAAACCAAATGGTGAAGCAGCAATATTTAAACCCCCTATAGTAATGTTATCCGCTGAAACATTACCTGAAACCGTGAGTACATTAGACCCGTACGTGTTTACTGTAAGATTTGCGGATGCCGCTGATGGACCAATTGCTACATTTGCATCTTCTTCATGTATGTTATCTAATGTAGATCCACCTTGTCCCCCCGAATCGTATATTTCACCAGTCGTTGTGTTGAAAGATAAAACGTTATTCGAAGGTGATGCATAAGCTGGGTCAAGTTTTATCGCGTTATCTACTTTCAAAGATGCCACTGTACCTGCCGACGATTTAAGTAAAACATCACCAGCGTAATCGATTTGTTTCGTATCTGCGATTGTAATATCACCCGCGGATGTTAAACCTGTGGTCGTATTATTAAACGCGACGGTGTGTGTTGTTGTTGCCCCTCCATCTGTAATAGTTTGTAAATCTGAAGAAACGTCGTCCCACGCTATTCCAGTCCCGGAACTTCGAAGGAACTTTTTAGATAAATTTGCGCTACTAGCGAAAAACCTCAATTCACTAATAACTACTGCGGTATTTCCACCTGTACTTTTAGTAACTAATGCTAAATATGTATAATTACTCGCTCCTGATATAGAAACTGTATGTCCACTACCACCGTTATACGTAGCGTGTACAGTAGATGACAATAGACTTGTCCAACTGATATCATCATTACTTCCCAATATTTCCCACGAATCTGGTGCCTGATTGTCATATGACGTTCTCCCTGTAATGTTAACTGATGTTGGTGCAATTCCAGTCGAAAATTGGAGTTTTATCCATTCACCTGATACACTACCTAAACTTTTACTTCCCGTATAGGCACCCGAAGTACCATTGTAAACATTTTCATCAGAATGCCAAAAAGTATTTTGCCCCGGGGTAGTTTTATCAAATGCTTTCCATATTTGACCATACTGATTACTACTTGCAGTCGTTGTGTACGTTATTCCTGCAATGGTTTCACCCGAATTAGCTGATGATGATAGTGCAGACGTTGGGTATTCGATAGTAGTACCAGCTGGTGAATACGGTGAAAGTGTCTGCAAAGTAGTTCCAGACGCTGGACCTAATAACAATTCATTTTTTCCAATTGAAGTTAAACCGGTACCACCTTTGGCAAGTAAAACTTGTGAACTCAAATTATCGGGGTCTAAGTTTGTAATAGCCGAACCATCACCATGTAAAGTACCCGCGGTCATTTTACCTGTCGTCGTGACGTTACCCGAGAGGACGTTACCCCAAATGTTTGCAGTAATGTATCCATCAGATGTTGCATTTGTAGGAACTATATCTGAATCGTCTGGATCACTTAGTGTATATGCAATTGTATACTCTTTTTGAACACCTCTATAACCAGCCGCAATATTTGCGGTTGGGCGCGTCATGATTATACCCATATCTATGTTGTCCATGGCATTCGCGTTACCTATTTCTATAATAGGGTCACTAATAGTGTGTATAGAACTGTCCTGGAACGTAGCAGGACCTTGTGCGTGAAATCTACCTGTAACGTATAGGCCTGTAGACACAACTATGTTACTAGTTGCGGTATCATAACTTAATGGACTGTCAATGAGCTCATGGTCATTATTCGCATACGGTATTTTACCTGAAGTCAGAGTTGTACTTTTAAATATAGAAGCTGTAACGTTACCCGTAGCAACTACGTTACCCGAAGCTGTTAAAGATGTTACCCCATTCGTAAATGAAATTTCATTATTTGTCGATGCACCCCCATCTGTAATAGTCTGTAAAGTCGAAGAAACTTCATCCCACGATACACCCGCGGCTGAACTTCTAAGGAATTTTTCAGTTGGACCAGTCCCTGGAGCTGAAAATCTAACTTCAGAAACAGCGATCGTACCCATACTACTCGTCATCGTCGATTGCTGAACAGCAAGTCTAAAATAGTTGTATGCCGCAGACCCCGATATTGTCGCTGTGTGACCATTTCCACTATTCCATGCGACTGCAGTAGATGAGCTATGTATTTCAGTCCAAGATGAACCGTTGGTACTTCCGAATACTTTCCATACATTTGGTGCGGGGATGGAGGTTGTTTGCGATGGAATTATTTGAATAGATGTGGGTGCGATTGCAGTTGCTCTATATAACTGTATCCATGCACCAGAATAAGATCCAGTGGTGCTAGACCCCCCATAATAACCATCCATACTCGCATAACTCTCACCCGGGTCGTTAGCAGATCGCCATATGGTAGTATTATCATGATCAAAAGCGTTGTTGGTTGCCGTACCTGACCCGGTCGTAGAAGCAGATGATGTATACTGAATACCACCAATGGTTTGTGTAGTACTTGACATTCCACTTGGTGGAGCTGTAATAGATGATGGTCCCGTGTAAGCCGAAAGTTTAGCTAACGCATCTCCAGACGATGGACCTAATAACAGATCGTTTTCTGTAAACGAATTTAAACCCGTACCACCACTTGCAATTGCAATAGGAGTACCCGTTGTAACGTTACCTGAAACAACTACGTTACCTGAAGCTGTTAAAGATGTTACCCCATTTGTAAATGAAATTTCATTATTTGTTGATGCACCCCCATCTGTAATAGTCTGTAAAGTCGACGAAACTTCATCCCACGATACACCCGCGGCTGAACTTCTAAGAAATTTTTCAGTTGGACCACTTTGTGAACTTGTAAATGAAAGACGCGACAATGTCCATTTGGCGTCGTTCGACCCAGGGTCGTTTATATTAGTAACAACAATAGCAAGGTATGAATAGGCTGTTGTATTGGTAAAAGACTCTGTAGTACCATTTGTGGAATCTACAAGTGTTGTAGACGAGTGTAATTGTGTCCAATTTGTACCGTCGTTACTTCCCAGAATACGCCATGAATTTGGACGAACAGCCCAATCCGGTGAGGAGTTATCTGGTCTTGCTTTTACAAATACCGATGTTGGTGTTATAGCACTCGAGAGTTGGATTTTCACCCATTCTCCATTTACGCCACCCAAAGAATTACTTCCCGTGTACCCGAAAGGAGAGGAATAACTATAAGTTGATGGGACCCCAGGGGATACATAGTTGGTACTATCACTTCCATCAAACGCCTTATACGCGTTTGCGGAACTATCACTCGAAGATGCGGTATTTCCACCTGACGAGTTAGCGGACATATTTGCTGGAACCGTACTACCAGCTACTGGTGCATAAGCTGCAAGTTTAGCTAACACAGTTCCCGAAGATGGACCCACTAATAGATCACCGGGTGAAATTGAATTTAAACTTACGACACTGGTTGTTATTGTATTTACATTTACATTGTCACCAATAATATTACTCGATACTGTCCCGGCAGTAACAGCGTCAACATCTAACCTACCATCGACGATTACATTACTATATGCCTTGAGTGATGTTGTTGGATTTGTAAGGTGGATTGTATTTGATGTAACATTACTTTTATCCGTAACAGTTTGTAAAGTTACATTTGAAAGGAGACCACCGTCTCCTATATAGTTTTGTGCACTAACATTACCTACCGTTTCGAGTGCATATATAGATTCTGTAGGTACATTCAAACGAAGTTGTCCTTCATTACCCAAACTTAATGCATGCGTGGGTGAAGTATTTGCTATACCTATATTATCTGCGTGAAGTGTACCTGTCTTAATAGTTCCCGAAACTTGAATTTTGTTTGTTGAATTTTCATCTATAAAAACACTTGATCCAGAAAAAAAACGATTAGCACGTACATTACCTTCAACTTTTATAGCTTCTGCACCTGTATCAGACATGAAAATCCTATCACCGACAGATAACATATGGGTAGGAGACGTATTTGAAATACCAACATTTGAACCGTGTTCGGTCGTAAACGCAGTTGTTATATTCGCAAAGTGTGGTATACTATTTGAAACAACATTACCTTGAAGAGCTGCACTATCTAAAGTAACACCACCTAAAAGTTCGGTTGCAACACCTGAATCAACAACTTCTTTTGTAGTTGCGGAATAACCTACAAGATTAGAACCCGCTAATTCAGCAACGCGTAGTGGTGCCATATATATAGAACCTTCGTTGATCGCATTAATAACAGAATCTGAAGCATTAAAAACAACGGTGTTTTCAGCCTGGTCATCCGAAGCATGTTTACCAAACCGGATTTTGGTAGACCGCTCGATGGTCGGTAAGTTTTTAACCATTTAATATAAGTATGTATTTTAATTTGCATAGATAAGACCAGCCATACCATTTTCAATACGAAGTATATTGTAGTTGACTGCGTATATAGGATCACTAATGATCATGGATTGACTGACTATCTTTGCAGAATCTAATCGACTAAAATTGAGCGTTCCTGTCGGCTGGAGTGAACTCGTCGATAAGCAAAAACAGTATAAGAAAAAATCGGGGGACGTAACAAAATTTGTATGATAATAGTTCATAACGTCTATAAAGTGTGGTTTCGCCCATTTAAAATTACCTATATCTAAACCGTTTATTTCAACCTTTATTCTATTGGTTGTTGACGTTAATGCCCCTTCGGTCGTTGTATCCGAAGATGCAAGATATTTGACCGGATGATTAAATGTCAATTCCTGTGAAAGTTCATTTGAAGGAATACTTTTTTGAACCTGTGTAATAATTAAATTATGGTTACGTGAAACAAGGTTACCGCGTTCTTCATTATCGAGGTAATAATAGTTTGAATAACACTCAAAATTATAGTTACCCGCATTTGGTCCCCAATGTATACGTAATTCGACGTTATGGTAATGTAAAGCCACTATGGGTAAAGCGCATTGTGCACCCTCACAAAAGAAGAATCTAAATGGATAGAAATAAGAGCGAGCACTTACACCTGGATGTGTACCATTCGCACTTTTTGAAACGTTTGTTGCAAACGTATCGATTGCTATTTTTTCTGTAAAAATAGCATCTTGTGTATCAATAACTTGTCCACCGATAAGAAGTTCAACTTTATCTATGAGTGTATCCCACCTCTGGATATCAAGCGCCTGTGTATTATTATCAATTGTTAGATATGTATACCCTAACATATCACCTGTTCGATCAAAACGAATAGATGACATAGAATTCGCTTTCACATCTCCCTGAATAGTTTGTTTTTCAACGGATTGTGAAAAGTTAGAATGTCGTTTAAACGTTGACGTAAAAAAAGATATTTCTGGTTCGCCCATAATGTGTTCGTCTTGAGCACCAATTGCTATAAGTTGAACAATACCAGATGACATTTATAATAAGAAAAGGTTAAAAATACAAGTGCACGACGCCCTGAAATAATTAATAGGATACGTTTCTTCTCTTACACACAAATTTAAAAATAAAAATTGCATCCCCACATGCGGCTGTGGTACCATCTTGTTTATCTAAATTAAAAGTTAACCTATCGAGTTTACGAATTGGGTTATAATATTGTTGAATAATTGGGTATTCATTTCTGAAGAATACCGCTTTTTTAGCACTACTTGCGGCGTGTAGTGTGTGTTCACATATAATCGTACCAAAAACACCGTTAAGGTGATTATCATCAGCGTCTTCAAGGTCCTTTTTTCCACGTTGTGAAAAATTGGTTTTAAGTTGTTCTATACCGATGTGTATACACCTTTGATCATCATCACTCGTGTTAATACTCGCAGCAAGTAATTGCACCTGGACAACATTTTCTAGGGGTTTTGGTAAATGAAGTGTAAATTCTGTGTTATCTGAACCATGATCCAAGTTATCAAGAATGACGGTATGGTGTTCATATTCGAAATCGGGTAAAGTGGACTGACTAGTCACTAAAGCCATTTATATATACTGGAGATTTTACTTCATCTTGTAAGCCGCTTGTTCTCGAACAAGTTTTTGGCCGTCACATACACCACCTTTACTGTCGGAATAGTATGCATCACCCAAACATTCTTGAGTCGATGGGATATCGAAGAGCGAACCCGTATTGACGGTTTCGATTTCGACATCTTTACCCTGGTATCCACTGGTACGGAACATTGTGAGAACACACAATACTGCGATGATGATGACGATAGCTTTGATCGTGTTTCTGTTGGTGGCGTTAAGTTTCATTTATATTGAATCAACATTTTTTATAAAGTGCGTTAAAGAGATTAGAATAGTTTCAATATAAAGAGTAATAGTAATGGACGGTGAAATTATTCTTGATCGTAAAAATACGAATGTCATGAAACTTGATGATAATGAACAGGCCCTGATGAACGAAATTGAAATTGATGTTCCTCGACGTCAGCCTGTGAAAAAACAAATTTCTCAAATGAAAACACAATTTACAGCGCCAAAACCACAAGTTTTTCAGGAAGATATTGATTCGTTTGCTAATCCAAATAAACAAGCACAACCATCTGTACCTCCACCAGAAGCACCACTTGATTATCACGAATATGACGATGAACCAGAGATGGAGTACGGTGGTGGCGAGGGTGGATATATGATGGAGGAAGAGGAAGAAAAACCATCACCAGGTTTTAAGACGGTTGACGAAGAGAAAGCGGATCTCGTGAACAAACTTGGACGATTGGAAAAAAAGGGGTTTACTGTGAACAAGCGTTTGAATGCTTATTCCCCTATAGACGAACTTAGAAACGAAGTAAAACGAATAACATATAGTATAGATGTAGACAAATCAATTAAGTTTTCAAGACGTATGCTTATTGCGTGTACGACAGGCCTCGAGTTTATGAATAAGAAGTATAACCCATTCGAGATTCAACTTGACGGGTGGTCTGAAAACGTTATGGAAAACGTCGACGATTACGATGAAGTATTCGAAGAATTATACGTAAAATATAGATCTAAAATGCACGTCGCCCCAGAAATCAAATTGATTATGATGCTCGGAGGCTCAGCGATGATGTTTCATTTGACGAATAGTATGTTCAAATCAGTTATGCCAAACATGAATGATGTGATTAAACAAAATCCAGGACTGGTTCAAAACATGATGTCTGCAGTACAAAATACAGTACCAAAATCACAACAAGGTTCCGAACCTTCGAGTGATGGTAAACACGAAATGCAAGGTCCAGGGTTCGATATTTCCAGTCTCATGGGTAACATTATGATGCCACCAACACCACCCATGAACACAACAAGTATTCCAGCTCAAGAACCAGTTGTATTAGACGATGATGACGATGACGATATTTCTGATATCGCCGAGGCACCAACACCAGGTGATGTCGAAGGAGGTGGTGATGGAGAATTGCGTGAAGTTAAAGTTACTCAGACCAAAGCTAAAAGAGGGAAAAAGAAAAAATCGGTCGAAATTAATTTGTAAAATATAGTATATGATAGGGTATTGTCCATTAGACGAAGATCCTATTGAAAGGCCGAGACCTTCACGAGAAGTATCAGTCCCAGTCCAGGAGAAAAGTAAAAATTCTACTGGTAGAGGAGAAGATACGGAGTGTAATTATGTTGTTTTGTTCTTTATTGCGGGTGTTATCGCCTTAGCAATCATGGATACACTCCCATCACGAAAGTAAGTAAAGTAAACTTTCTACCATTTTGACATTTTCCAGAATGGTAAAAAAAATTAGTTGTTTTCGAGCGCTGTAACACGCGCTAATAGTTTGGCAAGTTCTGTCTCTAACGTCGAAACTTTCTTTTTTTCAACCTTTAATTGTTTATCTACTTCCTGTAAAGCCGCAGTTGAAACTGCCCATATAGCATCTTTATTTAAACTATTAAAGTCCTGAATATGTTCACCGTGTATATATGCACCAGTAACATTAGTAAACTTATCGCTATTTTGTATTGTTATGACATTACTTCCCGAAAATGAGAGTACAGGTACGGTGAGGTATTGATCATTATCAGTCGTAATATTTATATTTGACGTATTCGATAAACTTAAACCTTCAACAGTGGTATCCAAACGAAGTTCGAGTACGTTACTATCACTCGTAACACTTACGTTTGAGTTCGTAAGTATATTTGGAATATCACCTTCACCTACCGTAACCGCGTACGGTAAAACGTTCGCAACTTCTTGGGCGATAAAACCGTATACGTTACTGGTCCCCTTTTGTTTTTCATCTATATAATTGTATATTTTTGGTTTGAGACTACGAATTTTGTCGAGTGCAGAACTATCGTTTATATCAACCACATTCTTTTTTATTCGACTATCAGAAAACGCATTAAACTCTGAAGACGCAATTCTTCCGCTTGCGTATATAGAATAATAGGCGGAGTATTGGTTACCACCAGTGTTCCCTACACCAGCTGAATTTAAATATGAATATGCCGTAGATACTGGATTAGCCACGCCTGACACGACAAGCTTTGCTTGTGTTGGATTGGTTGTCCCAATACCAACATAACCACTTATACCATCTATCATCATTCTCGAGTTAGACGTACTCGCCCTATACGCGCTACCATTATTTGCCGTTGTTTCAACACAAAAGTGTAAATCTGCGCGACTCCAACCAACTGTGTCTGCTATTATAGCACACTTGGGTTGGGCAGATGTACTATTTTGATGTGGTGTACCTAGAAACAAAGCTGCCCGATCCCCTGTACTATCACTGTATGACTGTATATATACATTAGATTCTCCGGTTGATCCTTCTCTTTTTACATGTAGTTGTGCCTTTGGTGAATTTGTTCCAATACCTACGTTGTTTTGCATAAACACGTTTGATGCTACTAGACCACTTGTATTGGTAATTCCAGATACAATGTTTATAGTACCACCCATACCCGTGTGATTCGAACAATTGTAATACACGGTATTGGGTGCATTGTCAGGTACAATGTATTGTCGATACGACCCCGAGGATCCGTTTGTACCGTTATAAGTTGTCCCCGGTGCATCTCCACCTTCAGCAGTGGTTGATATTCTAAACGGGTGCGATCCATTCGTACTACTAGATTGATCAAATCTATACGTAACACCCCTATATAGCGTTAGTGTTGGTTGTTGAGTACCGTCTATTCCAAACTTACTATTCTGTACTATAACATAAAAATAAGATGCGTCACTTTCTACGGAGGAACCACCACCACCACCACCACCACCAAACGATTGTGCGACCCCGTTAATTCTTAAATCACCTGTTAAGTTAATATCGCCAGTTACATCTAATGGGTATTGTGGTATATTTTGTCTTATACCTAAATGTCTTCCGATTGTAGTCGTACCAGCAACTGTTAACAATTCACCCGGGAAGATATGATGACTATCTGGATGAGCATGACCACCACCATCACCTATAGACATTAGTGCTATCCAACAATTTTTCACACCATTATTATGATCACCGTTTACGTTGGGTGTATTTTGGTAATAACTATTATCACGAGTGATATTTCCATTACCGTCACGTGAGTATGTCAAAGCTGATCCAAACCCGTATGAAGAGTCATCCCAACCGGTACCACTAGTATATGCAGATGCGTGTGCTGCACCACCTTCACCGGGACCGGTGACTGTTTGACTTACACCATTTATTTGTATAGCAGGAAAATCAGTAATTGCAGCGCTTAACGATGGATGTGCATTTTCAGCGGGTACCAACCCTCTAATTTGGTACCACGTATCCTGTTCGAATGTATAAGAAACTGATAAAGCATTAGCTGAATTTGGTTCATATTCGATTGATAAACCACCCGATACTAATTTTATCTGTCCACCTTTATATACTGTTCCCGCTCTATGGTGATCTTCACCCCACCACATTAATACACCCGAACAGTTAGCCGGTGTATCGTTCAATTTTATCCAACACGAAAACCCCAAGCTCGAGCTATGCCAATTACCTGGGTGGTATGCCGAGTAAATCGTTGCATTGCTTTGTGAAAAGTAGAATCCATATTCTTGTGAATCCCATACTTGTGAATTTACATTTCTACGCTCGAACTGTTGAGTTCCATATTTACCTCCACCAATTGGACTATGTGAAAAACCCTGATTTTCAAATAGACGTTCATTATTCGTGTCTATTGATGGGACCCGCCCGACGGGTTTAGCTGTATTGTTTCCAATATTTACCATGGTCCAGAAATAAGATCTACAGTTGATGTCAAAAGGTGAAATTATATGAGACGCGTTGTTATGATAACTATCACCTACAGCTACCTGACCACCCCTATTCATTCTAAACCGCGTGTTTCTAACCGAAGCATTCGGGGTAGTGCCGTGTAAATTTGTATCTTCATAATCTAAACAAATTTCTGCGGCTTTTATTCTTATAGAATCATCTACCATATTTGCAGAGTTGGTGCTATGAGGATTACCACCTGCTTTATCCCATATATCATTTCTTTTATATAAAAGAAGTTCAGATTTACCAGCTCCATCAACTGAACGGTTTTCTATATACGTTTCTTCGTATGAATTATCTTTAATGGTACCACCAAACGATATTCTTTTATTTGGTATGGAATGATCGGTATTACTGGAATTATCATTCGCACCTACATAAAGGTTTTCACATTTTAAATATCCACCGATCGACATGTTACCTTGAAACGCATTTGTGAGAGGAAATTGATAAAAAACAACTTTACCACTGTTCCCCGCCGCGTTTTGTGAGTTTCCAGGTGGATCCCTTGGGTCAGAAATAGCTATTATTTTGCCATTTGTTATATCTAAAGGGTTAAAATCGTTACTTCCTACCGTAGGCCAATTATGTAATTGAATTGGTGGTGTTATATCGTACCATCTATCTGTACCAAAATCTAAAGCGTAAAGTGATATACCCCCATAATATGCACTTTCCTGGTTAGTAGTCGCTAAATCACCGGTTGCTAAGCGTTCACCCGCAAAATCTAAACGAAGATTCATACCGAGTTTTTGAGCACTCTTAGAACCTGCTATAGATGTAGATACGGATAACCACGTATCAAGATCATCGTTTATGAGATATGTATCTATCTGACCTGCATCACCTAATGTTGATACCTTTTTATATGGTGAAGAGACGGTTATTTTATTACCATTTGTGGATATATCACACGATGTCCCAAATGCAGGTTGATTATTGTCACCAATGGCAGTACCCGCTTTACCAAGAATACTTTGTCCATATTGAGTAGTACCCGAAGCCCATGTACTAGTATCGTTCGTAAAACATCTAACGTTACCTATTTGACGTTGATTTGTATATCCTGTACCTGAATAAGGACTTGTACTCGTATGAGGGTCGTATGCGGTTGAAGAATTAATGCTAGCAATAGTTCCGGGTGCACCTACGATTAAATAATTACCAAATGCAGATAATCTTACTTTGTGACCAAATCTATTACTTACATTATGTAAGTGTAGATAAGCAGTTGCGTTTCCGCTTGTATCTACAGTTTTAGCTACAAGGTTTTTCATACCAGTATCTCCAATTGACCAAACGGGTCCAGACCCCCAATTACTATTAGCACTATCGTATTCGTAAACATAGACTTTGTTTTCCCCTGGTGCACCTACAGCAATTCTATTACCATCATCTTGTGCTAAAGATATAGAGTAACCAAATTCATCTCCACTTGATAATGATAAAGAAGATGTATTTAATGTGTTAGAAACATACGAAGACCATACGTTAGATCCAGTTCCCGTTGCATCATAAATGTATACCTTGTTTTTTTGGTAAGCTGATACAGCTAATCGCGTTCCACTCCAGTTAAGAGAAATTTCATGTCCAAAGCTTGAATTTGTACCATCGGGTCCTGATAAACTAAAAATTTTTACCCAATACGATGCACTATAATCGTGAATTTCAACTCTACCGGTATAATTTGAAACATTACTTGTACTTAAAGCTATTCTATCTGATTCAAAATTTAATGATATACTGGTAGCTAAATAGTCTCCAGATGAACCTGATATAGAAGAGTGGACCGTACCTACATAACTTGTAAATTCCTGACTCATTTAATATTAAATTAGAATTAATTTAACCGAACTTGGCGTGTTGGTCTTTCTGCGACGACAGTTGTATTTTTTATAAAAGCATCTTTAGCTTTTAAAATATCGGTGTGTACCGTTCCCAACGCAATTATATCATTGGTCGAATACACATTACCTCTTATATAAAGTTTATCTACACCATCGTCTATTACGGAAACATTTGATCCTATATCGAGTGTATGCGTTGGTGCCGCATTTGAAATACCGACGTTACCACTATTATAGTATACAATGCTACCGTTCTGTGTCCAGTAATTACCACCACTGCTACTGACAGTAGCCCATTCAGGTACATTTCCGTTTCCAAGTTTAAGAAAACTACCTACATTACCTGTACCCGGAGATAATTTACTGAGCGTTGTAGTAGAACTTGTGCCATAAAGTATATCACCTGCACTATAACCCCCAGCTATTCCCGTCCCACCTTTGGCAACGGGTAATACCCCATTAATATCCGAATCGTCTATTTTAACACGCATTTGTCCACCATTAAACTCTAAACCACCACTTTGTTTTAGGTCTACGGATACACTGGGCGTTCCACCTTCGCCAGCTGCACCAGCCGTAATACCATTACCACCAGTTATAGATGCTACATAATTACCAGTTGTATGTGTACCCAGAGTTATCAAATTGTCCAGGGTAGTTGCACCCGTACCACCATCACTTACGGCAAGCTTACCCGTAATATTACCATCATCTAGTTTAACAGCAAGTTTATTGGACTCAAAAACCAAACCACCACTTTGTTTTAGGTCTACGGATACACTGGGCGTTCCACCTTCGGAAGCTGCACCAGCCGTAATACCAGCACCTCCATTTATAGATGCTACATAATTACCAGTTGTATGTGTACCCAGAGTTATTAAGTTGTTTAGACTAGTTGTACCCGTACCACCATTTGCAATCGGAACCGTTCCCGTTCGTATTTCTTGACCTTCAATCGTTACTTTACCTGCCGCTGAACGGGCTAATGTTGTATCCGATGCATGTCCCAATTGAATAGTAGTAGCAGTTAAACCGGAGACGGCTATATCACCCGAAAGATTCCTCACGACCACTGTATTCGCTGTATTTGTCGGGGTACCATCTACATGAATTGTTGTATTAGATTCACCGGTGTGAGGACCACCCGTTAGATAATCACCCATGATAAGTGAACCAGGTGTTGCCGAACCTACATCGGCTACACTCGCCCATACAAGCGCGTTATTAGCACCTTGTGATTTTAAAAAGTGTCCGGATGGACCAGGTGTAAGTTTCGTTAGAGACGTCGTACCGTTAGCCACGAGTATTTGTCCAGTTGTATAACTGTCATTTCCCGTCCCACCATCACTTGCGGCAAGCTTACCCGTAATAGAACTAGCATCTAGTTTAACAGCAAGTTTATTGTTCTCAAAAACCAAACCGCCATTTGATTTTGTATCAACAGATAATGAGTGCGCTACGTTTTCTCCGGATGTCGCACCTGTACTTGTAATACCATCACCCCCAGTTATAGTTTGTACAAAATTACCCGTCGTATGTGTACCCATTGTTATCAAATTGTTTAGACTAGTTGTACCCGTACCACCATCACTTACTGCTAAAGTACCTGTTATCGCGGATGCACCTAGATTGACTGCAAGTTTATCGTTCTCAAAAACTAAACCACCGTTTGCTTTTGTATCAACAGATAATGAGTGTGCTACGTTTTCTCCGGATGTCGCACCTGTACTTGTAATACCATTACCACCAGTTATAGTTTGTACAAAATTACCCGTTGTATGTGTACCCATTGTTATCAAATTGTTTAGACTAGTTGTACCCGTACCACCATCACTTACTGCTAAAGTACCTGTTATCGCGGATGCACCTAGATTGACCGCAAGTTTATTGTTCTCAAAAACCAAACCACCGTTTGCTTTTGCATCGATGGATAGTGTATGATCAGTATCTTCACCAGATGTTCCCCCCGAACTCGTAATACCGTTACCTCCAGTTATAGTTCCTACGAAATCACCCGTTGTATGTGTACCCATGGTTATTAAGTTGTTTAGACTAGTTGTACCCGTACCACCCTTTGAAACTGGAACCGTTCCCGTTCGTATTTCTTGACCTTCAATCGTTATTTTACCTGGACCAGAACGCGCTAGTGTAGTATCGGATGCATTTCCTAGTTCTATAGCTGTAAATTGTGGTGAATTTCCTGTCCCTAATCCTAGTGCTGTTGCAGCCGCCGAAGCGGATGTTGTACCCGTTCCACCTTTTGAAATCGGAACCGTTCCCGTTCGTATCTCATCACCTTCAATCGTTATTTTACCTGGACCCGAACGTGCTAATGTAGTATCTGATGCGTTTCCTAGTTCTATAGCTGTAAATCGTGGTGAATCTCCCGTTCCTAATCCTAGAGCTGTTGCAGCCGCTGAAGCGGATGTTGTACCCGTTCCACCTTTTGAAATCGGGACCGTCCCCGTTCGTATCTCATCACCTTCAATCGTTACTTTACCTGGACCCGAACGTGCTATTGTTGTATCCGACGCATGCCCCAATTCTATATTACCACTTGTTTCTAAAGACGTGACACTATTTGTTAATGTAATTTTATTCGAACTAGTTGCCCCCAAATCGGTAACTTCTTGAAAATCTTTACTTGCGGCAATATTAGAAAGTGTACCACCGTCACCCAAAAAATTACCCGCGGTTACATTTCCCGTGATTAGAACGTTACCGGTTGTTTCTAAAGAAGTTACACCGTTCGTGAGTGTAATTTTGTTTGTTGTAGTCGCAGAATTATCCGTAACTGCTTGTAAATTACCTGCAACAGCACTCGCATTTATATTTGATAACCCACCACCATCACCAATATATACGGCACCGGATATGAGATTTATATCTAATGTAGCTACGTTACTATTTTCTAAAGCATCCTGGAGTGTGGATGCACCAGCACCTTTATACTTTTGTATATTACGACCTGTATTACAACCAGCCATTCTTATAAATACGAATGATTATTTTCATGGTAAAATGAGGCATTTTCCTTTAGTGAAATCAGTAGGTTCTTCGGATTTTTGCTTTGGTATTTTAAAACCACCTTGACGATACACTTTGAGACGTTTATTATACATGGCGTGACATATAGACCACTGGTCGAACATGTCATAAATGTGTGGATTGTTCTTTTTACCATGTGTTTCGCGCATAATACGTCCAATTGATTGTACAATATCAGACTTAGGGGTCGCAAGTATAACCGTATCGAGTGAAGGTATATCGAGACCTTCGTGTGCTTGACTAAACGTCGCAAATATGATCTGTTTTTTACTTGATTCAGCTAAATCAACTTCTTTCATACCACCCATATAGAGTCCCGACGTTTTCTTGAAACTTTGGTGGAGTACTTCACAATGATGTCGACGATCACTTAATACGAGAACTTGACGTGTCCCCTTAACAATATTTTTTATAAGTTTTGCTATAACGATGTTCCGTTCACGGTCTTCTGTAAGTTCGGTAATCATGGTCGCTAATGAAAGTTTACCGAATCGTGTACACGGCGGTGGATCTTGGAAACGTGGACATCTATATTCAATTGGAAACACTTCGACCTGTTCCTGATTTTCACGTTCAATTGCAAAGAATGTTGGTCCCATGAACCAATGTAAAACTTTAGTAAGACCATCTTTACGGGTCGGTGTTGCCGAGAGTCCAAAAATGTGTTTAGGGCATATTTTAAAAAGAGATTGTGAAAATACCTTTGCACATATATGATGCGCTTCGTCTACGATAAGTGTACCAATAGTATCGAAATCATTAAACGAATACTCTTTTAAAGAAAGTGATTGGAGCATAGCAATGACAAAATCACAATCAGTTTCTAATTTATTCTGTTGTACTACACCTATAGTGGCACCTGGACAAAATTGTTGAATACGTTCTTTCCATTGATTTGCTAGAAACTCCTTATGTACGACAATCATGGTTCGGTACCCGAGTTTACACGCTATGGCCAAGGATACTGTCGTTTTCCCAAAGCCACAAGGAAGTGAGAGAACGCCGTGCCCAGATTTAATTGCTGCTGCCAAAGCATCATTTTGATGTGTTTCATCACGGAGTTTTCCATTAAATTTACAAGATATTTTAACTGGATTAGGACGACGATCTTCTTTCGCTTTACCAAACTTTTCTTCACCGTAAAATCGGGGAACACATATACCTGTTTTTGTTTTTCTGAATACCTTAAAGGGAGGCGGCGGAAACCCGAACTCTGTATTTACAACGGCACGTACCGTGAGTTCTTTCTTTATTTCCGGTGTCTCACCTGTGAGATATCCCGAGCGTGTAAGACTCATTTCTTATTCTTAGTTTTTATACTTTATATACTTCAATATCCACGAATACCCACTATGATCATGAGCATTCCAAACACCGTTAAATTGAATTTCAGTGAGAACCGTATCACCTTTTCTAAGTGATTGAACGGGTGTATCTCCATCAACATTACACATGACTCGTCTATATCTAAATGGAACTTTTACTTTTAAAACGTTACCTTCGAGTGGGTCGTCTAGTTTTTGGGGAAATAAAACAATACCCGTTTTATGTTCGTGTAATTCTCTGATATAGTCTCTTACTTTATCGGGTAAGGATATTCTAATATATTTTTTTTCATTGTAATCATACATTGGTTCATAAACAGTTGAAGTTACAGGTAGAATCATTCTTTTCGTGTATATATTATAATAAGAAACAAAACTATAAGTATGAATAAAACGTGTGTAATTAAAACTGGTTGTAATGGTCTTCTCGTTTCGAATGTTTCGTGACAAAATGATCTTCCTACTTCTATAGCGGCTTCTATACTCGAATAGGGTGTTTTTCTTTCAGACATCATACCACATAAAGCAACTTTAGAAGATTCTCCGTAAAATGGAACTTGTCCGTATAAACTCAAAACCCCTGATGATTGTTCAAACGACCATTTTCCATCTTTCCAATATGAACCCCACCCTATACGAATACCTGCTGGTTTTGGTACACATAATTGTTTAATAACTTCACTTTTAAGGGTTTCTGGGTCGGTCGATAAAACTTTTTCATTGAGATTACATATAACACACGAAACTGTTTTTTCGTCACTAAGGACTACGGGTTGTAAATTAAACTCGGTTTCCATAGCATATTCTAAATCACTTTTAGGTAAACGAATTTTCTGATCATAATCTAATAAAATATTAATACATCCGTACGTACTCGGTCCAATTTTTTTAAGTGTGTCTTTACCCCAATTCTCACCTACGAGTTGTAAAGCTTTACTATTATCTATACATAAAACAAGCATATCATCTTTTATTTTTGTTTTGTTTGTAAAAGTAGCTTCATATCCATCTTTTTTATAATATATTTTTTCAAGATCTCGACCAAACATAAATGTAGCACCCTTATCTACGAGTGCCTTTTGCATTTTGTCAGACATGATTTTACCCGAAACCTTTTGAACATATTGTTTAGATAGACCCACGTGATCAAAACTCTTTACAAATTCAAATGCTGACATGGTTTGCCAAACAACTCCGTCCATTATTAAAGGTAAAGCTTTGAGTAATTTTTCACCTGATTCGGAAAGTTCACCGAGTGCATCTTTGAGACTTATACGCTTGTACTTTACAGGTTGTGCCAAAACACGTACCGCGAGTGACGATAAAGTTAAATAATCTACCGGTTTAAGATTTTTAAATACTGTTTTATATACATCGGTATTAGCTGGCTGAAACATATCATCCCATTCAATACCCATTTCTTCAAATAAACTATTCGTGTTTACGAATGCATTATCAAAAACAATTCTATGTGCGTGTAAATCTCGTTTACCCCCAGATGGTTCCCACCATGACCCACCTGCAGATTCTTTACGATCATATATTGTAACCTCATGGTCTGTTGATCTGAGTATTTCCCATGCGACTGACATACCGGTTGGTCCGGCACCTATTACGTGAACTCGCATTTATATATACACACAAATATTATTTGAAAAAATTTTCATAGTATAATGTAAGATGGCACTATGTGCATTAAAACCTATTTTAATAAAGCCACCATCAAAACATAAAACTAGGACGTGGAAGTTTGCTGGTGAATTTTTGATACGGAAACAATTTCAAAAAGATCAGGTAAAGTTTGGTGCATGGACGAGGGAACAGATTATTGAACTCGGTCCTACGTTTATAAAATTGGGACAGATCGCATCTTCACGCGTTGATTTATATCCTTTAGAATTTACGAGAGAATTAGAATCTTTACAGGATGATGTACCACCAATAGATAGAGACACGATTGTAAACATGATTGAAACACACGTAAATTCGGGTACATTTTCATATTTTGAACACGAACCATTCAAGTCTGCAAGTATAGGACAAGTTCATAAAGCAACTTTACAAAATGGTAAAGAAGTTGTTGTTAAACTTAGACGACCTAAAATATACGAAATAATGAAAAGTGATACTGATAATATTAAGCAAATCGTTACATTCTTAGAAAACGTTGGTATAGACACAGGTACAAATACGGGGTATGTTCTCGATGAATCTATTGATTATTTATTGGCTGAAACTGACTATGAACAGGAAACAAAAAACGCGAAAAAATTTAGGAAATCTCTCAAAAAAATAGATTGGATGAAAATACCTAAAGTGCACGAACAATTGTGTACACCTGATATGATAGTTATGGAATATGTTCCTTCAGAAAAACTATACGATATATCCGACTCAAAAGTTAATCGAAAAAAAGTATGTGAAGCACTGATAAATTCTTACGTGATACAGACAATGGATAAAGGATTTTTCCACGCAGATCCACACCCAGGTAATTTAGGTTTTTCGAATGATGGTAAACTTGTTTTTTACGATTTTGGTTTGGTTATAGAGATTTCAGATGAAATGCGACAAGGATTTAATGAACTATTTATACATATAATAAATAGGGATACGAAAGGTATTGTTGATGTTCTTATACGGTTAGAAGTAATTTTACCAACAACATCAGATACGAGTGATATAGAGCTCTTTTTTAAAACAACACTTAACTATTTAGAAACACTCGATGGAAAAAACATAAAAAATGAGATACTAAACGATGAAAATCTTCTAAAACTAGCACAAGAGAAACCATTTATTATACCAACGGCTTTCGTATACCTTGCAAAAACGTTTTCAACGATTGAAGGAACGTGTGTAAAACTTGATCCAGATTTTACGTATATAGAATATCTTGAACCTATACTTAAGGAACAGGTTTCTGATGCTATAGATATAGGAAGTATATTTTCAACAGCGACAGAAATGCCAAACCGTGTAAAAAATATAAGTACAGCTCTTCTGAGTATGGAAAAATCACGTGCATCCATGAGACGATCTATGGAAAAAACGCGGCGAGAAATGAGGTACGTACAATACAGTGTTTTATTGGCTGTTTTTGCAGGTAACTTGTTGGAAAATTACAAGGATGTGTCTATATTATTAACATTGTTAAGTCTAGATTTAGCATTTAGGGCTTTTCGTAAAAATCAATAGCGGTCGTTTCTGACGCAGGTGTGACAGAGGTTTTATTATCTTTGAAAAAATCTTTATGTTTTTCAAATAAACTTTTAGTTCTTTCAATTTCATCTTTGGCGATGTCATTTATTTTTTCTTTTATACCGTCAACTTCTCCATCTCTTTGTTTACGAAGTTTTTTACCAAACTTCTTAAATTTCTTTTGTGTGGAAGCAAACGTCGTTGTTACATTCGAAAGTGAAAACATTATATTACTTATATATTACTAACATTTTTTATCGAGACCCAACAGTCGTAACTTTTGTTCAAATTCTCGACGTTCACCTACAGATTCAATTGGTGTACCATTTGCGATAGCTTCAATTTCCGGTCCTGATAACTGGATTGCATTCATTCTAAAATCCATAAATGCTTTCATGGTAATCGGTACCAGTGGTTGCACAAGTTCATAAATAGCTTCGGCGTAATCTCTAATTTCTTTTTGTGCACCAAGTTCCATTCTTAGACGAAGATAATGCATGAGATTATGCAAGTCTATTTTCCAGTAAAATTCAGTATATGTCGATTGGGTAAGTGTACCTCTTGCTTGTTCTCTACACACACCGTCATCGAGTAGATATTTGTATATTTCATACGAATTATCAAAGTGTTTATTTAACGCATTTTCACGATCAGTGTTAATATCAATTTCACCTTCCGAACCTTGGTGGTTTACCTTTGACTGACCACGTAAAACTTCCGGTTTATAATATTGTTCTGGAACTATGGAATATCGCGCCGAGTATTCATTTACACTTGCCATTCTGTGTCGCATGTGTTGACGAGCAATATATATAGGCATTTTGATATGAAACTTAAACTCAACCATTTCGAATGGCGTGTTATGCCAATGACGCATTAAATATCTAATAAGACCCGCATCACCTCTCGATGTCGTCGTACCTTCTCCGTAAGAAACCCGGGCGGCTTGAACAATTGACGTATCAAGATTTTCTCTCGGCATATAATCCACGAGTCTAACGAAACCATGATCGAGTACTTTTTTCTCCATTTATTGTAACTACGGTCATAATCTTTAAGATGTTATCCGAGAGCGATATTCGTAAAAAAATTACCCAACTTCGTAAAAGTGAGGGTAAAATATATGCACCACTCAAGTATTTCAGGGGACTAAGTACACTTAAAAACGTTGAATCGAGGTACAAAAAGATGTTGAAAAAAGACTATACACCTTTCAAAACAGATAAAAAAGTTGAAACGATAACATCGAGTTATACCTCGAAGTTCCGTAAAAGGTATCCGGGTGTAACAAAACTGAAAGATATATCCAAAGTAACGGGTATACCATTAAAAACTTTAAAAACAGTGTACGATCGTGGATTAGCCGCGTGGCGAACGGGACACCGACCAGGTGCGAGCCCACAAGCGTGGGCGTATGCGCGCGTACACAGTTTTGTTGTTAAAGGGAAGACATATTATACGGCCGATAAGAATTTACGATAGTTAAAGTTTTGGAATAATATTAATATATCATGGAGCCACGGTTAGACGAAATCATAACCGTAAAAGATAAAGAAAAAAAATATAATTTACCTTATTTTAGCTACAGAATATGCTGTAACCATAATGTAAACGGTGAGTTAGAATTATTAAGATCTATCATCAAAAATACACCCGGTGCGTGTATTTTTGACGTGGGTGCAACTGGTTCTGTATTTCCAAGTGAAATAAATGAAGATATGTCTTTACACTTATTTGATCCTGTTTTTAAACCATCTGGTAAGAGTTGGGAAAACACAAACGAGTATACAATGTATAAGAAGGAAGTTAATTATGATTCCGAAAACGTCACCGTTAATAAATATGGATTAAATGATACAGATAATACACTTTATGATTATTGTAAAAAAAATAACATTTCGAGTATAAACTTTCTGAAAATCGATACGGATGGACACGATTTAGCAGTTTTGAAGGGTCTAAAAGATATACCCGTTGATATGATTCAGTTCGAATACGATAATTTTTATAGGGTAAATAATGATTTAGATATAGACGATATGTTTAAAATGTTACCCGATTGGAACTTTTTTTACGTCTTACCAAATGGTTTAATACCTATAGAAAAAATGAGAGACGATTACATTTATACTAATATTTTTGCATCTAAAAAATACCCAACTAATATAGTTAGAGATTTTAAACCTATAATGGTCGGAAACACAATCGAAACCGAACACGTCGGTGAATTTATGTTAGATGTATATTGGGAATTGAAAAATATAACACCAGACGTTTTTAAGAACGTACACTGTTTAGATTTAAATCATCCGGATATGAATTATGAAAATTTCAAATTGGATGAGGTCATGAAAAGATATAATTCATTATACGACCGTTAGATCCTTAACTAAATCGTCTATACTTTTATAGTACCGTTTAAGATCTTTCATGAACCGTTTATTATTTTCGAGAACCTCGAGTTCGGTTTTATTCTTATAAATGTACGCTAAATTTGATTTAGAGTACCGCGTTCGTTTTTGGTTCTCGTTCGGTTTACGAGGAACAAGTTTTTTCGACTTTTTCGAAACGCTTTGTATAGGTTCAATACGTTTCGTGAAACTAATGGCTTGCATGACCGTATCAGCAAGATCATCTTTCTTTTTAGACGCATTGAATATAGGAATCCAGTGTGCATTCACTGTATTATTCCATATGAATTGTTGACACCGCTCAATAGATGCCTTCTTACGTTTCGTATACATGGCTTTACCGGGACCCGCAAAATCAGGTATTTTGAAACGCGCATCGTAAATGATCGTTTCCGCTTTAGGGTTACGTATAACGAAATAGGTATGAAGAAAGTGTTCAACCATTTTCATTTTTCTATTTTTATCGGGTTGTTTCTCTATGAGAACCGTATCGGCTTTTAAAATCCATGGTTTATCATCTAAATGGTCTCTTAAAGAAACAAATAAGCCGTCTTTATGTTCAGGGGGAACACCGGAAACATCCCACTGAACAATAAGATTAGACGTTTCGTCGAGCATACACATTGCTAAATTTCGTATACCGACGTCTATACTTAAAATCATTAGTATAAAGAAAATTAAGTTCTTTAAACTGTTTATCTTTTCATACCTTGCATTGCTCTCATTGCAGATAATTTGTTAACACCGGCTCCCATTGCTTTTCTCCCCTCTTTTGATCGTGACATAATCATGGCGACCATAATCATAGACCCACATATGAGAACACATGCAATAATTGGTGCATATGCAGCCATACCAGCCGCACCAATAACCTTAGCGGCGGCGTCACCTGCTGAATCAACAACATCAGCAGCCCCCTTGTTTTCAGTTTTTTGTTTTGCGTCTACTTCATCTATCACTTTCGCAATGGAACTGGTTTCCATTAACTTTTTAGTCACATCACCCATAACGGCTGCAGCTGCAACTTTAGCCGATGCGTCTTGTGTAACATCGAGTTGACCAGCAACCGTACAATCAAATTTGGCGATTTCTATTTCTGCTTCGTTGGTTGCAACTGCATTACCAACAACGCTTTGGAGGTTTTCCTTTTCAAAAACATTTTCAACTGTCGTCTGGATATCTTTCTTGATATCGATTTCCGTATTTGATTTATCACCGAACTGGAAATTACCAGCTTCTGAAGTTTTTTCAAGAGCGGCCGCAACTTTACTCTTCATATCATTTGCAATTTCTTGCTTCGATTCTGCAATAGATTCAATGGCTGAAGTTGCTGATGATTGTGCATCGGCTGTTGCTTTTTGAGTGAAATCAAGATTACACCCTACAACATCACCCAATTTTACTTTAAGTTTGTTGGCGGCAGTTGCTGCAGCCTGAACTTTTTGTGTATTTTTTTGTATATTCTTTTCAAGAATTGATGTTGTCGATTTTATATCTATAGATTGTCTTACAGATTGACTTCCGCCACCACCCATTGTATTATATTACTATAGATTACAAAATATTTTTAACTAGAAAAAATGTTACTTTATACTAAATGATGAAGTTATTTACCAGGAAAAACATTACTATCGCAGTCACGATCTTACTCGTCGTATTCGTGATATACTCACGCACGGGACTCGAAATGAGTGAAGGTGATAAAACAAAAGTCCGCCAGTACCTTACTGAAAATGGTGATACTATAAAGGAAGGTGGTATGCACTTTCTCGTGTATGGTGAATTTAAAAAAGTTACGAGTGACGAAGATAAACTCCGTGAAGTTTTGGTCGCCGCTAAAGAAGGTGACACGGATAAATTAAATAAAATTCTCGACGATTTATAAAAATCTCAGTACAGAGTAGTAATAATGGTCGAATCCTGTAATTTATTTCTTTATGATGATTCGTTTCACAAAGGCGTTATGCGAGCATACGGGGAAGATACAGATCTTAGAGCAAGTAATGCTCACCATGTAGACCGTGATCATTCCGCAAAACTTGGCGGATCATGTAAAAATACATCTTACCTTGTTTTTGAACACCCGTGGGGTCATAAAGGTACGAATGGTGGGTTAGCTTACCTCGTTGGTGAATCAGATAAACCTGGAAACTTAAACAAAACAGGTCAAAATGATTACGAAAAGGGGCGATACTGGAGAAGGGGTGGTGGAGCTGATAATATCGTACGTATAAATATACCTTCAGAAAATATAAATGAAGGTCGAATGCGAGAAGATATAAAAGTATTTGGTAAGCGTGATAAAGAGAGCGCGGGGAATACTCATTTAGATTTACGTCGAGATAATAATGGTAATCCAAATAGAAGTGATCAATGGTTAACTGGTATATATAATAATCAAGGTTCTATAAAAAAAGGGACACCGTGTCCGGGTGGAGATGCGTATTGGAAAAATGCAATAAACCCAGAAATAAGTTGTGTATACAATGTTAAAACGGGTGATAAGTTGGGTCGTATCCGAACTTTACACAGTGAAATAAAGAATTCTAGTATTCCGAATGATCCAAGAAAAGCCATGTTTGAGAGTATAGCTACAAAATATTGCGATAGAGCCGATAGATTAGATGATAGAATAAAGTCAGCGGGTGATGGTGTTTCTACGTGTAGAGCGTTTTCTGATGCAAAGAAAATGGCAAAAGAACATTGTAAACAGGGTGATAGGATAAAAACCGATACTATGTTATGTACGAATGAAGATGACAGTCTCGGGCCAACTCTTTACGATGAACTTGCCTCAAAATATTGCGAAGCGAACCCAAATGACCCATTTTGTGGGTGTTATAACGTCGTGACGAACAAGTGTAAAGGTGAAGATATTGATAAAGAAATCAAGAAACTCGAAGATGGGCGAAAAGGTATTGAAGGAGTAAGATATGTATGGTACGGGTTCGATAATAAGACTGAATACTTAAATATTGCACAAATCGAAGTCTACTCAGATGGTGTGAATATCGTGAAAAATATTGATGGTAGTAAAGTAACCGTTGGTTCAAGATACGATAACAACACCACTTCTGCACCAGATAACTTATTCGATGGCAATTATGAAAGTCATTACCATAGCGGTCTCGAAGCAGGTTGGAAAACTACATCGAACAAAAGATACGACTATCGACAGATGTCAGGTAAGTATGTGTCTTTAGGATTCGGAGCAGATGTATCGTATAATGCTGAATTAGGAGAAGACGAAGATGTAAGCCATGACGATTGTAAAAAAACGTGTGCCTCACTTCCCAAATGTAAATCGATATTTTATAACAAGAGAGGTAAATCTTGTCACATGACATCTACTAATCCAGATGCTACAACTACTGTGAGTAGTACTGGTCACGATATAATAGAAAAAATCGGGG